GTGCGATTTAGTTTTATGACCCGGAGTTCTTTTAGGTTTGTTTACTCCTGCTAGTCCATGTTTCTTTAATAAAGCTTTTTTTCTATTTTCGTGTGCCATTAGTGTATAGTTTCCTTTTGTTCTGGTAAAGTATGTGTTAATTCATGTAGTTCACCTATAATAGTCAAAGAATACATATCAGCTATGTCTATTGCTTTATCCATAGTTTCTGCTTTTATATATGGTCCTATTAAAGGTTGATTATCTTTTATAATTTCAGTTAAAAAGATTTTCATCCTACCATACTGGATGGTCTTGAGCAAATTGAAGTATTTCATTCAGATAGTTCTTCATAGTCTGTCACATCTATAGTTTCTTTTTCTGGTAGTATAAATATACCACCTTGAACATTATGATTTACATCTAGTCGTTCTTTTTTACCTAAACCAACCCTGTCAAGTATTGTTTGAGCTGCTTGTAGCTTTACATTAGCATGTGGCATTGGTTTATTGCTTTCTAATACCTCAACAAGCTTAAAAGCTGCTGAAGGGGCTTCTTTTGCCAGTACATCCGAAGCTAAATCTACTATTTCTTTTTTTAATGATTGTATAACTTGGTAGTGATTGCCTGAGTACCCTGCAAGTTCTGCCGAAAGTTTGAGGTTTCCTTTAGTTTCTATAAGATTGTTAAGAAAACTCTCTTGTTTTTCTGTTAATTTTCTAGAAGATAAACTGTTCATGTCTTATATTATACTTATTAATTAAAGTTTTGTCAAGTATTTATTAAAAAGTATATAAATATTTAGAAAAGGGGTTGACAAAACAAGAATATAACTGTACAATGGGAATGTATTCCCCCGAGGCTGCATAGTATCTAAAGGTAGCCCCTGCTTAACACTCAAAAGTCTGTAAAATGTGTATGATTTATATATATATATGGGAGATGGGGTGGCGTTCCTGCCCTGCCCCTATCAAGACTTTTAATATTTATAAATACTTTTAAAAGAGCCATCACTTTAAAGACTTTAAAGAACTAAAGAGCCTTGAAAAGTTCTAACTACATCTCATTCTAGGATTTAAAAAACAAATCAAGTTCTGAAAAGTTCTTTACAAGTTCTAAGAAGTTCTTTTGAGTGGTGGCTATAAGTTATTAGATATCTTCACAGACTTAACAGAAACTAAAAAAACATAATCAATTCAATGCTCTATGTCTCATTGGTGTAGTTCTAGGAAGTTATGAACAGTCTTATTGAATTAGTAGGTGTTAAGTAGCTCTCTCGCTAATTGTAAGAGCCTACAAGAGCATAAATTAATTTGTTAATGGTATGACTAGGGTTGTCAATTTGATTGCATACATGAGAAGTTTTTTAGGGGTGTTCTGAACATCTAAAAAAAGGATTTATTTTTGAGATGTAAAAGTAAAATCAAATTTAAGACAAAAAAAACCCCCGAGAATTCGAGGGTTATTTGCAAGGTTGCTAGGTAGGATTATATTCTTTTAACTGCCTTTTTCTTTGCAGTCTTTTTAGCTTTTACTAAAGGGGCATCAGCGAAGATTGTTCTAGGACAATTTGTCATAGTTGCATATCTATCTAATAATCGTTGCTCTTTATTGAGTGTAGCCAATTTGGTGGCTCTATCATAAGATAAAAATGCTTGTCTTAATGCTCTTTGTATTGAGAAATAAGCTTTTTTCCTCTCATCATCTTTAAGTTTTTGCATGTTCGCAGTCTTGTTAGCTAGATGATAAGAAATACTATTAATCTTTTTATAGAAGTGATTAGTCTCTTCTTTATTTAATAATGTAGCCATAATTAAATTCCTATGTTAAGAAAAGGGTAATTCCTTTTCATTCCTACAAGTTAGCAAATAATCTAAACCATGTCAACAAATTTCTACATCTGATTTTTAGCTCTGATTTTTGGATGTAGTAAAACTACAAGAAATTCACTTAATATATATATCTAAAAATATATAAAAATATTAAATTATTTTAAAAATATTTAAAATATTTAAAGTATCAACCAAAAGATATCAGAGATTACGCAAAAAGTTTTGTCCATACTTAAAGTATTTAAGTAGGGTGTTCGTTGTCTTGACATTAAAGTATAGAGGGAATGTCCAAAAAACCCTGTAGGAATGGGGCTTTGAGAGGTGGTGTTGACATTTTGTGGGAAGTGTGCGTATAATGTTCGCAACCGAGTTCAACTAGATTGAGCTTATACTTTAAATTATTATAATGGAGATACATTATGTTAAAGATTATTTATAGATATAAAAATAGTGATAGAACTATTGAAAGTGAACAGCTCCTTAAACATAGGAACTATGAGAAAACTATAGCCAAAGCTAAACTTTTAAATTCAGATACTGAAAGTGAAGTTTATGTTTCGGAGATTACAAACTTAAATGTAAAGCCTAGACATACTACTTGTTTAAGTTATTCAAAAGAACCTGCTAGACCTTACATTAAAGTTAAATCTAAAAATACTATACTTGGAAACAATCCTTTTGATTGTATTTATGCTATTCCTTTTGAAGATGATTATTTAGAATTAGAGTTTTGAAACATTATAATCCAAAAATAACACTTGACAAGACATTATAATGTCAGGTGTTATACTTGGGCTAGGCAAGTTCAACAGAGCTTGTTGAGTTATTTAAAACCAAAGAAAAACAACAAAAAACATCTATTAAGATTTAATAAATTATTTAAGGAAATAAATATGTTTAATGAATTTAAAGAATTTCTTTCTAACATGAAAGGACTTGAAAGATTTAATTGGTATGTGCTAAAACCTATAGCAATCATATTAGTTTTAGTAGCACTTATAATTTTATAATTGCTAGGACTTGACACGATATTATAATGCCAGATGCTATACTTGGCTCTAGCAAAAACTAATCAGCGAGAAACATTATGACAATGGATAGATATAGAGTAGAATTATCACTAAACATTTGGTGTGATAGTGATGATAAAGCTAAAGAAATTGCAGAAGATATTTGCAATGAACAAAAGAAAAGGTTTGACAATAGGTGTCAAATCATTAATTTGTATGATAGTCCTTTTGGAAGATATCGAGAAAGGAAAATTATACATTACTAATGGAGATACTATGATAAAAGTATTTAGAGATAGTGAAAGTTCTAACAAGTTTTTCTATCACTTTAATCTATTTGGATTAAGGTTTAGAATTGCTACTAACACTAGAGGTTTTAATAAGTATGGAACTTATAAAACTAATAGAGGTAGAGTAGTAAACTTCGGTAGAAAATATATGTGCTTTATTCCTATGTTTTGAAGCATATAGAAGTTGGCAGACCTGCTAAAAAAACTGCCTTTTTAACTAACACAATTATATATTTATATATGATTGCAGGAGTTGGTAGTCTTCTGACAGGAGGAAAAACTACCATGTAATCCATGTTATGTAAATCAACAGTCATGAGTTATTACAATACATGAACTCGTATTAACATGGATTATTTTTATTAATTAAATTATATATGGAGATATATTATGACACAGATGAGAAAATTTGAACAAGAGGCAATAGCCAAAGAGATATTAGATACTATTAGAGTTAGTAATTCTAAAGAGCAACAAGCTTTGGAAAAGAGTAGTAAAAAACTTAAAGATATTCGTAAGCTACAAACTAAAATGTTAAACATTCATGAAAAAGAAAGAAAACTTTATAGAGAAAGAAGAATTATTATAGAAGATATAAATACATCTATTAAAGATTTTAATAGAACTTTAAGTTCTACTACAAACTATGAACTAAATAAAGACTATAATGATAATATTACATGGTCAACTAATGATTGGGAAGTTAGACAAGACATTGAAAGAAAACTTGCAATAGCTTTACTTTCAAATGATTGGCAAGAAAGATTGCCTGAAATTATAGAAGGTATTGCTAGTCAATTTACAGGAAAATAAATGGCATACAAATTATTAACAACAAACAATCCAAAAACTATAAAAGGTTTCAAGAAGTATAACAATATACTTACAGCTATCATGCACTTACGACCTGTTAGCACTAGGATATGTCCATTTCAAGATATAGCTGGTTGTAAGACTGCATGTTTAAATACTGCTGGTCGTGGTGGTATATTCAAGAAGGGCGAGAATACTAATCGCATACAAGATGCTAGACAGCGTAGGACTGATATGTATTTAGATGACTATGATAACTTCATGGAACTATTGCATACAGAGATTACAAAGTTTATTAATTATTGTAATAACAAAGATATAACACCAGCATTTAGGTTGAATGGCACAAGTGATATACAATGGGAACACAAACTATACAAAGGTAAAACTATGTTTGAACACTTCCCTGATATACAGTTCTATGATTATACTAAGATACCTACAAGAAAAGTATCGCATATCAAGAACTATCATTTGACTTGGAGTTATTCAGAAGCTAATACTAAGTATGCGAGTTTGTTTGACAAGATTGCATATAACATAGCAGTAGTATTCAATGGAGCATTCCCTATTTATTTCAAGGGTAGGGAAGTAGTCAATGGTGATGATACAGACTTAAGATTTTTAGACAAGGGCAATGTTATTGTTGGTCTAAAAGCAAAGGGCAAGGCACGACATGATATGTCAGGCTTTGTCATTCATGTATGAGATAGCAAGGTGTTGAACCGATAGTGATATATGATATGGTTTGTTAGTTCCGAAAAAAACTAGCATGTTTACAAGGGCAGAAATACACAAAGAAACAAGTTTTAAATAAGTTTCCTAGTGTGAGTAGTCTGAAAAGGTATATAAAAGAGAGTAGGGCAAGTCCCACGCTTTTATATCTGATTAGTGCAAAGGTTATAAACTTTGTCAATGAGTAGCTCTCAAACTATGTGGCTACCTGTCCTTTTAAACATTTTATATAAGGAGATAATATGAAAACATTTAGAATAGAATTTGATGAGATAACAACTCATGTAGGAACTATACAGGCTAATAGTATTGATGAAGCTAAAGAAAAAATAAATGATATAGATATATTTTTTAATACAGATATTGAGCCTATAGTTGGAGAAACTAAAATACAATTTATTGAGGAGGTAAAGAATGAAACTTAAACAAGTATTAAAAATACAAGAAGTATTAGGTAATAAAATACCTGTTGACATGGCAGAGAAATGGGTGTATTATAGTGAAAGTCGTGATGAATGGGTGGACATCATGGAACTAGATGTAATCCATGCAATTAGAATATTAAGAAAACATATGGGAGAAATGAGTGATGAGCAACCAACACAATGAAAAAGAATTTGAAAAGATAATGCAGGAAGTAGAACAGCTAGACCAAGAGGGTATGTTAGAGGCAGATGTGCAAACTGTGTCTAGAGTTTATGGTTTGCATGAAGATGATGATAGAGATGATATACTATTCTTTATTGCAGAAAATTTATATGAACATGGGGTGGTAGAATGACACAATACGAAGATAAAGTTCAAGCACAAAGAGAAAAACTTGAACAAGAAAAAATAGATAAACAAGTAACCTCTATAGACTGTAGATATGTTAATGGTAAATGGACAAAAATAATTACTTCCTATGGTAATGGTAAACAAATCACAGAGTATAATGACAAAAGAAAAAAGGATAAGGTAGAATGGCTATAAGAAAAACAATACAAACTATAGAGCATGTTAAAAAAGTTACATCACAAGGCACAGGAGGGCGTAGTAGAAAGGTTAAAATATCTACAGCTCATATGAATAAAAATAAACGCAGAAGTTATAAAGCATATAGAGGTCAAGGAAGATGAGAGTATTAATTAAATCATATGGTAATGTTGCTATATTTTATTGTAAGATGTTAGGGTTTAAAAGATATTATGTTTCATGGAAAAATGGAACACTTGAAACTTATTCAGGTTTATGGTATAATGAAGAACAAGTAATTAAATTAGTGGAGGATAGATTATTATGATAGGAGATATTGTAAGTTTTATAATTATTGGAGGTTTTGTAGGTTTCTGTTTGACAGCAGTTGTCCTTATTATATATGATGAAAAAAATTGGAGAAACAAATGAATATATTTTATTTTTATGACTGTCCAAAGAAATCAGCACAAGCACAACCTGACAAAATGCTAGTGAAAATGCCTTTGGAAACAGCACAGATGTTATGCACAGCACATAGAGAATTAGATGGCGATGATTATGCTGATGCTAATGGTTTATACAAAAGAGCATATTGGAATCACCCATGCACAGTATGGGCAAGAGAATGTTATGATAATTACAAATGGTTATACAATCATTTCATAGCATTAGGAGAAGAATATACATTTAGATATGGGAGAGGTCATGCTAGTGTAGAAAAGTTAAAAGATGCTTTGTATTTTGAACCTGATAACATTGAAGATAAAGGAGCTATGACACCACCTGCACAGGCTATGCCTCATGAGTACAAAAATAATGACCCTATCAAAGCATACAGAGATTATTGTACCCATGAAAAACACTATGCTAAATGGGAAAAGGGTAGAGATAAACCGGAATGGTGGACATTGGAGGTAGCATGAAAACTACACTAACACGAGAAGAATATAAAGAGTTTGCATTTTATGTAGATAGATTAAAAAAGTATGAGAACATTTCAGTTCCTCATGCTGTAGAGTTCAAGGGAGATAATGTAGAGGTATCTTTATTAGAAGATATTGATACATTTCATCTTGATAATATGTTAGAAAAAATTAATTTAGGGGTTGACAACTCCAGCTCAAAGAGCTATAATGTATCTAACGAAAACCAAAAGCCAATAAGGAGGAAATAACTATGGCAATACAAGAAGGAAAAGCCTATTGGGCTAATATAACATCTCCTAATACGAGATTTGAACCTGTTTATACAGTTGATTTAGTATTAGAAGATAGTGTCGCAGATGACTTTGAAACTAGAGGATTTAAAGTAAAAAATCTAGTTATAAATGAGGAGGCTGTTGGCAGAGCTATCAATATCAAAAGAAAGGTAAACAAAGCTAATGGAACTGGACAGAATAAAGTTCCAATGTTAGTTGATAAAAATAAAATGCCTATGGATGAATTGATAGGTAATGGTTCACTTGTTAGAGTTCAATATAACGAGTGGGAAACTGAAAATAGATTTGGACATTTCAAAGGTCTAGATTTACAAGGAGTTCAAGTTTTAGATTTGATACCTTATAAGTCTGGAGATGGAGATGAGTTTGAATCCATTGAAGGAGGAGAAGAGTTTTGATAGTAACTATTAATAATTCAGAAGGAACATCTACTTATGATGTTTCTAAAGTAAAAGATACCGATATAAGAACTCAGGCTACTGTTATGATAAATAAAGTAGGTCAGCTTGAAGTCTTACTAGAAGCTTTAAACTTTACCAGTTCAACACACAGGGCAAATCTAGAAGCCCTCTTAAAAGATTGTCCTGAATCTCTGGTAGAAGTTGAAGAAGAAGAGGTCGCAGAAGAAACAATAAATTCTGAAGACTAATTCGTATCTCCAAGTGAGAGGTTAGACTTTTGTTTAGCCTCTCCATTTTAATTAAACGAGGGTAAATTATGCAGAATACATTTGTAAAATATCACTTGCCTTGTAAACAATGTGGCAGTAGTGATGCAGTATCAGTAAACAAAGATGGCTCGGCTAAATGTTTTAGTTGTAATCATTTTTATCCAAACTATGAGGGTAATATAACATCAATGGAAAATTATAAAAAAGAAAATGTAAATGTACATGGAGGTATGTTTGCTAAATTAATAGATAGAGGTATCTCAAAAGAAACAGCAGAAAAATTTGGAGTTAAAGTTGTGTATGATTCAGCAGGTCATTTAGCACAACATTTATATCCTTTCTACATTAACAATGAGCATTGTGCTACAAAAACTAGATATATTAAAGATAAAAGATTTGCATTTAATGGCTCACTATCTGGAACAGGATTGTTTGGTCAAAACTTATTTAAAGAAGGTGGTAAGTATTTAACTATAGTAGAAGGAGAATGTGATGCAATGGCAGCCTACGAACTTTTAGGAAGTAAGTGGGCTGTTGTATCAATTAAAAGAGGAGCAGCCTCGGCTGTTAAAGATGTTAAAGAAAGCTTAGAATATGTAGAGAGTTTCGACAATGTTGTTTTATGTTTTGATAAAGATAAACAAGGACAAGATGCAGCACAAAAGGTAGCTACTATTTTAAAACCCGGAAAGGCAAAGATAGTTACGCTACCTAATGGATATAAAGATGCCAATGATATGCTTAAACAGGGTAAACATTCAGAGTTTACTAGAGCTTGGTGGGATGCAAAACTTTATACTCCAAGTGGTATAATTAAAGTATCAGATAAAAAGAAATCATATTTAAATAGAGAAAAGAAAGAGAGTATTCCTTTTCCTTGGGAGGGATTAAATAAAAAGTTATATGGTTTAAGACAAGGAGAACTTATAACTCTTACAGGTGGTACAGGTCTAGGTAAGTCTAGTGTGACTAGAGAGCTAGAGCATTGGCTTATTAATCAGACAGAAGATAATGTAGGTGTAATTGCATTGGAAGAAGATTGGAAAAGAACAGTCGATGGCATACTTTCTATTGAAGCTAATGCAAGACTTTACATTGACCAAGAACGAGAAAAGTTTGAGAAAGAAACTATCATGCAAATGTTTGATAAAGTATTTGAAGAGGATAGGGTATTCATTCATGCACACTTTGGCACTAACGAGATAGATGACATCTTTGCAAAGCTTAGATATTTAATAGTCGGCTGTGATTGTAAGTGGGTGGTGGTAGACCATTTACATATGCTTGTTAGTGCTGTGCATGAGGGAGATGAAAGAAGAGCTATTGACTCTATCATGACTAGACTTCGTAGCTTGGTAGAAGAAACAGGAGCAGGTTTAATACTTGTATCACACTTAAGAAGAGTGGATGGAAACAAAGGACATGAGAATGGTATTGAAGTATCTTTATCACATCTTCGTGGGTCAAATAGTATTGGACAATTAAGTGATTGTGTGATAGCATTAGAAAGAAATCAACAATCAGAAGATGAACTTGAAGCAAGAACTACAAAGCTTCGTGTATTAAAGTCAAGATACACAGGAGATGTAGGTATGGCAAGTTCATTAGTATATGATAAAGATACTGGCAGATTATCTGAAGATGATATGTCAGAATTTGAGGTAGAAAATAATGGAACTAGTATTTGATGTAGAAACAGATGGACTTTATTTAGATGCTAAAAATATATGGTGTCTAGTAGCAGTAGATGAACACGATAAAGTTTATTCATTTAAACCAGATGAAATAAATAAAGGTATTGATTTATTAAAATCAGCAGATAAAATTATAGGACATAATATTATAGGTTTTGATATACCTGTAATTAAAAAATTAACGGGTGTAGATTTATACAAACACACAGAAGTATTAGATACTTTAACATTATCTAGATTATTTCATCCTACTAGAGAGGGAGGTCATAGCTTAGAAAAGTGGGGATATAAATTAAACTATCTTAAATCAGAACAACCAGAGTTTGACAGTTATTCTGATGACATGTTAGAATATTGTTTAAGAGATGTTACTTTAAATAAAAAAGTATTAAACTATTTAAGAAAAGAAAGCGTAGGCTTTTCTAAAGAATGCATTGAAATAGAACATAAAGTTTGTAGAATATTACAAGAGCAGTATGAAAATGGATTTCTGTTTGATGAAAAGAATGCTATGTTTTTACTTGGCTCTTTAAACAAAAGAAAACAAGAGGTTGAAGATGAAGTTCATTCCACATTTAAACCTAAATGGGTAGATGTAAAAGAAGTAATACCAAAATTAAAAAAAGATGGAACACTTTCTAAATCAGGACTAACTAATTTAGAATATGAAGAAAGGGTATCTACAAATGATACTACTCCTTTTGTAAGAAAAGAACTTAAAGAATTTAATTTAGGTTCAAGACAACAGATAGGAGAATACTTAAAAGATTTTGGGTGGAAACCAAATAGATTTACTCCGACAGGTCAACCCATTGTTGATGAAGGTACTCTTAAAAAGATTACTCATATACATGAAGCTCAACTGATTGCTGAATATCTTTTATTACAAAAAAGAGCAGCCCAAGTAGAGTCTTGGATTGATGCTTGTCATGATGATACTAGAGTACATGGTAGTGTAATATCTACAGGAGCAATTACAGGTAGAATGACACACAGAAATCCTAACATGGCTCAAGTTCCTGCTGTTTATAGTTCTTATGGAAAAGAATGTAGAACTTGTTGGACTGTTCCAGAAGGATATAAACTTGTAGGTATAGATGCAAGTGGATTAGAGTTAAGAATGTTAGCACACTATATGGCTGACAAGGAGTATATAAATGAAATTATCAACGGAGACATTCACACAACTAACCAACGATTTGCTGGACTTAAATCAAGAGATGAGGCAAAGACTTTCATCTATGCCCTCATATACGGAGCAGGAGATGAAAAAATTGGCAGTATTATTAAAGGAAACAAAGAAACAGGTAGAAAATTGCGAGAACGCTTTCTTAGTAGTTTACCAACACTTAAGTCTCTTAAACAACGAGTTGAAAGAGCAGCTAAAAAAGAATATTTAAGAGGGTTGGATGGTAGAAAAATATATGTAAGACATAGACATGCTTCTTTAAATACTTTATTACAAGGAGGAGGAGCAATAGTAATGAAAAAAGCTATGTGCATATTACAAGACTTAATAAATCTTAATACTTTAGATGCAACATTTGTCGCTAATATACATGATGAATGGCAACTACAAGTTAAAGAATCACAAGCAGAGTGTGTTGGTAGATTTGGTGTTCAAAGTATTGAAGAAGCAGGGCAACATTTTAACATGAGATGCCCATTAACAGGAGAATATAAGATAGGAGGAAACTGGAGTGAAACCCATTAAAGATAGTAATAGAAAGGGAGACTTTGCAGAATATTATGCAGTAACTTGGTTATGGGATAATGGTTTTGAAGTTTTTCAAAATTCAGGTTGCACAGGACCAATAGATATGATAGCTGTAGATAAAAAAGGATTAGCTACTTACATAGATGTAAAGACTATTCATGTTGGTCCAAAGAGTGAACCTCATAGAGGATGTAAAAAAACTAGAACTAAAATACAAAAGAAATTAGGAGTTAAAATATTAGGATTTAATCCTGATACTAGAGAACTTCATTTTATAGGACATAAAGATAATGAGTAAATATAAATCAGAAGCAGGTCATTGGTATGACCACGATGGAGAACCTATGTACACAATCATAGGAGCTAATGGTAAAGAAAGAAATACAACTTTAAGAGATGCTAAAAACATAGGTCTTGTTCCCTCTGTGACAACAATTATAGGTCTAGCAGCCAAGCCCTCTTTGGAAAATTGGAAGATTACACAGGCTTTACAAGCCTCTTTAAATATAGATAATAATGACCCAGAGTATATAAACAAATGTAAAAATGCAGGTAGAGAAGTAGGTATGAAAGCTGCTAAACAAGGTACAAAAATTCATGCTCAAATTGAAAAAGGATTTTTAGGTAAAGGAACAAGTAAACCATACAAAGTTATTAAGTCTTGGTTAGATGAAAACTTTCCTAATGAAGAATGGATAGCAGAAGCTTCGTTCTGTGCTGATGAAGGATATGGTGGTAAAATAGATTTATATTCTAAATCTGGAATCTTTATTGATTTTAAAACAAAAGATAATCTTGAAGGTAAAGACCCTAGTAAGTTAGTATATGATGAACATGGTATGCAACTATCAGCGTACGCACAAGGTTGTAATATAGAAGAACCAGAAAGAGTATCTATCTTTGTAGACAGAGCAGATACTACTTTAGTATTACCTCATATCTGGGAAAATGAATCACACTATAAACACAAAGAAATGTTTAACAGCCTACTAAATTATTGGAAGCTTGTTAAAAACTATGACTCAACAATATTATGAATGGAAAAAAAGCAAAACAAATTAGAAAAAAATCTTTATTTATTTTAGTTGACTGGATAAAAACTTTAGTACCTCCAGAAGAAGCTAAAAAATTAACAGTACAAGATGCATACAATTTAATGCCACAGCAAACTCATGTTTTTGCAAATAGAAAATTAATGTTGTCTGCATTTTCATTAAAATGGATAACAAAAAAAATTAAAAAATTAATTAAGAAAAAAGAATTACAACATATAACATTAGAGGATTTACTATGAATGAATTAGAAAAAGCAAAACGAGCATTAGAAATAGCATTAATAGAAGTAACTGCTTTGTTTTCAAATCAAAATGAGGGTATTGATAATGTACCAGATGAAATATTAAAAGATTTAATACAAATTCTACAATTAGAACTTGACAGTAGACAACTTAGAATATATAATTAATAAAGTACAATGAAATATAAATTTGATGAAGACCAAACTTTAAAATTAATTAAAGTTTATATTGATAAAACATACAAACAACACTATGCTAATGGCAAGTATCAAGCTACTGATATGATAATAGATGCAGGACATGGAGAAGGTTTTGCTGTTGGTAATATTATGAAGTATGCTATGAGGTATGGTAAAAAAGATAATAAATCAATAGAGCTACTTAAGATAATACATTATGCAATGATTGCATTACATTTAGAGGATAAAAATGGTTGATGATAAAATAGGAACTAAGCCTTACTTAGGAATTGAAATAGACTACGATAAAGAAAAAGAGTTTGATAAGTTTAGTCTAGATACACTCAA